TGGAACTGATGAGGAAAGACCCGATCTAAACAATCGGGTCTTTTTTCGTCTACCAATCGATGCTTACAAAACCGCCGTTGCTGCCAAGCTCGCGCCATGCTCTAGCCTTGCGATAGACCCCGTCACCTTCCCGCGTTACTGCATCTTCATCTTCCATTTCAGGGGACGTGTTACCCTCTACGGTCTTGACTCCCCAGGGGAATACGCCGATCACAATCCCGATATGAGCCAAGCGGTTGAGTGGCGCAAACCAGAAACACACTAGGTCACCGATGCGCACCTTGGTAGGGTCTGCTTCCGCATCCTTCACGCCTACCCAGTTCTTGGTTTTCCTTGCCCAGTTGCCATGATCGGGACAGTAAGCCGAGCGTGGCCAGTCAAGGGGAATGCTTAGGGCTAGGTCATGAGCGGCATTCCTGAGCCTATACACCACAAAGGCGGCACACCACGGGCTACCGGGTGGCACAGGTGGAACCGTAGAGGCTTGGTAGATCTCAACCGCCTTGCCCCTGTTGTCCCCGGTCTCCTGTACACCAACATTATCTAGGGCTTCCTTAGCGGCACGTAATGCAATGGGTCTTGTCATGGTGATATATTCCTTTTGTCGACTTTATCTCCCGACACGCTGGGCAGGCTAACTCCCAAGCTGTTTTCACAAACTGCCCAGCACCCCTTTTCCTTTAGGCGAAAGTTTCGCCATCATCCACACTAACCAGCTGCGTGATACCGCCGCTCGTGTCGTGATAGTAGAGGAACCATCGACCTAACCGCCAAGCAATCGCCGTCTGATCGTTTGCTACCCCGCTTGCCACCACTGCACTAGATGCCGTAATGACGTTACCCTGCGGGTCGTAGATAACCCTGTGGAGGTCATTGCCGGTATTCCTAAAGGCTACGATTCTTTTACCCATTGGGTTGATGCCAACGCTGACATGGTTACCTGTTGCACTTACTACTGTTGCCACGGATACGGTACTCCCCTCATTGTCGGTGTAGTACGATGACACCCCGCCGCCGGATTGATTCTCTACCAAGATGTACAAACGGCCTACTGCGCTGGTCGGGTCGTAGGCAATAGCCACACAGTCAACCTCGGTTATCGATGTCGTAACATCCACGATGTTGGTGCCGTTCGGGCCATCCGCAAAGTGAAGTACTACGGTATGGCTTTCTACGTTTGCATAGCATAGCCGCTGATTCTTGGCTACATCTACCGCCATGCAACCGCCCGCCGCCGTCAAGCTGCGGAACCAACTACGGAAGCGGTGCGAGGTATGCAATGGATCTATACCAATGTTGCCTGTACCGCTGATGGCATCGTGGTTGCTTTCACCAAGCCCCCAGGGAGTGGATGTAAAGTACCGCCCCTCAGCATCCAGCGTGCTATCGGTACCCCGGTTTGCGCTCGTGGTTGTTAGTAGCAGGTCAACCGTACCGGTTGCCGCAGGGTCTCCAGAGCTGTCCAAGATAGCCCCGTGAGCGATGCCCCTGAGCAACGAACCACCCGCCAAGTACAACCCCGCTTCGGTGCCGCCGTTGATGTCGAAAGGGTCGGGCAGGTCGGGAGGGAAGTTTCCGTTTATCCGGTCAAAGAGGGTTTGGGCTGTAATCGTACCTGCCGCTAACTGATGCCCGTACGCAAAGTCTGTGCCGGTTGTGGCGTGTGACGTGGCAAGGATACCGCCGCCCCTTAGCCATGTGCTGTAGCCCGTAACACCGTTTAGAAAGCAGTCCCTAAGCGGTGGCTGAGATACTGAGCAAGTAGCACCAGCCGGGTAGGCTACGCTGTTCGTTGCCGCCCAGCCTGGATGCCGAACGATGCTATTATCAGATGCATTTATTTGGTCGCATAACTCGCTAATAGTTACCGGGTCAACGCTGTACGATGTAACCCCGGTTGCACCACCGACCGTCTTCTGCCACCAAACATCAGACTCTTCCTCGGTTCTTCCATCGCGATCCTGTTGCCAGAATCGCCGCCCATAAAAGAATGTTGTAGTGCCTGATTCCGAAACAATAGCCGGTGTGATGCGTTCAAATTGCGCTGTAAACGTATCCGGTACATAGGTTGAATCGGTGTTTGTATAGGTTAGCGTTGTTGTACCGATGTCAATGGATCCGCTAGACACCCTTAGCCGCTGGCATGAGGTGATTCCCCAGTAAGCCGTATCGACAGACTCACTACCGGCGTAGCTGCTGGATGTCGTATTCTTCCGAGGGTAAGGATTGTCCTTGTCTTCGGTTGCCGGTAAGGCTCCAAGGCTCCACGTATCAGGTGAGCAAAGGTCTAGGGTTACGGTACTGTATGCGGTCGTAGGTGCCACAACCTGCCACCGTTTCGTGTTTCCGTGGTAATCAGTCAGTTCGATGTAGCCGGTTTGGTTGGTGCCGGTCTGCGCCTTGATTTGTATGGCAAGATACCTGTATCCGCTCATCCCTTCGTAGGGTGCATAAAGCCGATCGTTACCTGTTAGCCCTATAGAACGGTTGTTTGTTTCTGCTATGCTCCAGCCGTTGAACCGGAAGCCACGGAAGAGTACACGGGTATCTGCTGAATAGTCACCGTTAGTGATAAGACCAAGGCTTGATAGCTGGGCGCTTATCCATTCAGGGACATCGTTCAATGATGTTGATAGGGTGTTGCTACCGTATGTCGGGTCGGTTAGTACCGTGGTCGTGCTGTAGTTTACAAAGGTATCCTGCCCACCGTATGACCCGCCGGAGCTTATAACCGTACGGGTGCCGCCGTCATAGCCGGTAACGAAAACATCAAGGTTATCTGGGTATGCACCCTCCCAAGCACGTATCCTGCCGACAATGGAAACGGCACGATCCAGACAAGATGACGTGCTGATTGTTCCGGTAGCAGATGTAACTATGCCAAAGCCGTCAGTCTCACCTAAAAGGCTTAGGCTCCATTCCGTGGCGCTCTGGTTGTGGAAGGTGTGCGCGTGTGTGATGTCATGCACGGCAACGGTATTGACCTTGACAAGGCTTACGGCAAAGTCGTGCCGGACATCACCAGAGGAAAAGCCGGATGCCGAAAGCGTAGCCGTGTAGTTAGCCGTCTGCCTAGATGATGCCGCAGCTGACACCGCAACAGAGCCACCGCCAGCAGATAGGCTACAAGCCGCTGTAGCCCCCGTGGTGGTGCGTTCATACCAAGTGTAAGAGGTTAGGCTTGGGAACTGCGTTGGTGCGCTGGAAGAGGAAAAGGCAGCCTCGGCAATATCCCAAAGTTTATCAGTTGATACTGAAGCGCTAAAGGTACCTGCTACCGTCTGGCTCACATCCCGGTATGTAGTGCCGCCCGTTTCGCTTCCTGATGTCAACACGATGTAGTTTGTGTTAGTGCTGCCGTGTCCGTTGTTGACCGTGATGTTTGCCCTTAGCTCCCAAGTCCAAGCCGAGCCAGGGGAAGGCGCAACCACTGTACTGACGATAGCAAGTGATGCACTAAAGCCTAAATGCCCACCAAAGGTAAACCCGCTGTAGTGGGTGTCGTAGTCTGGTTCAAGCGGTTGAGTAGCAAAAGGATTCCAGATACGCACAAGGACATTCTGGGTATGCGACATCGTGAGCGTCGATGTACGGGTGCCGTCTATGTATGGCATTCTAAGTTCCTGCGCTCACATACACCGCCCGGTAAGATGCCCGCCGTACATTGAATAACGAACTGGATCCGGGCGTGTTCTCTTGCACAAACTCTATGCTTGGTATGGCAATGATGCGGTAGTTACCGAGTACGCTTGTACCGTCAGTGTCCATTAGCTTGATTACATCACCAAGCCATACCGGACGGTTTGACACGTTATAGACCAAGAATGTAGCATCAAACTCGATGATGGTACGCCCAGTAGTCAAGCGGGTATAAAGCATCAAACAGGCTGCCGTAACCGCATCCAAGGTGTTCAGCGCTGGGTCACGATACTGGTAGCATACCGGTCTGCCGCGCCAGTTTCTTGGACGGCTTGCCGGTGCTGTTGCCGCAATCTCAGCGGCTGAATCTATCTGAGTGTAAGGAATAAAGATGCCGGTGTTAGGATCTTGACCGATGACCGTTACCTGTGTGCATTCTGGCTCCTCGTTGTAGCTATTCAGGCTACGAATCACCCTTTGTGGGCGTAGCTCTTCAGCGACACCCGCCGTGGTTGCGGTTGATATGCTTTGGTATAGCGTCATCGTTGATGCCGTACTAGCGGCGTTCACATTGAGCCACTGGTAGTAATATCCGGAAGCGGTAGGCATCCAGCCGGTTATCCAAGTAGCGTAGTATTCTTGCTTGATTTTGTCTAGATACGATTTGACATTATCGCCGTAGTCAGGTGCAAGGCTGTACTGTCCCTTTGAAATGTTGGTTGTGTACGGCAGTTCTTGGTCTGGGAAGTCACCACCAAAGTAAGGGGAAACCGCATCATCGTAGCCAGCGATTTTCATGAGGTCAAGAATCGCATTACCAGCCGTAATGCCATCATACGGATAGGATTCAACAATCCAAGCCAGTTCAAAGTCACCACTACGATCCGTTCCGGTGTAGACATAAGTTGCCCAGTTGGCTGTTGTGTCACGGTCTAGAAACTGAATCTTAGGAGGTTGAAGCGTACCCCTGAAGATATCTTGATAGGTTGGTGTTGGTGTAGCGTTATCGCCGAGAGCAATCCTTACCGGTCGGTCGGATGTCACGTTAGGCTTTTGCACACCGGCATCTATCAACGACTTTGCGATAGCGCCAATGGTACAGGTGGCTTTGCCGTCTTCATCAACCGCCAGGCTAAGACTCTGGATGTACTGCGTAACGTCTACCGTGCCATCGTAGGTAGCACCAACAGCGGCATCGTAAAGCATCTCAACCGTGTAAAGACCAAAGGTGCCGGTACCGGGGCCTGTTAGGGCAACCTTTGCCCGTACATCCTTGATGACACCGTTAGGCGTGTATGCTGTGCCGTCTGCTTTGACCACTGAGCCAGTGTAAGTATTAGCACCTACACCAATAGCGTCACCGGCAAAAGTGCCACTAAATACAGCACCGGTTGGAGGCGGGTATCTTAGACTCTTGATTTGAGATAGCACATAACCGCTGGTTTCAAAGGCACACTTAGCAAGCTGCACCGTGGCTTGACCAGATGGCACCAACCAAGAGAACGTTGCAGCCGGGACGATGACATTGTTTAGAGCTGGGCTTAGGTCTTCAAAAACATGGCTAAAGTGTGTCCCGTTTGATGTTGCTACAATCAGCTCACGCCGTCTAGCGGGAATCATCATAATAGAGATGAAATCAGAGCGGCTTGATTTACTTGCAGTGGTGCCTACCGCAGGAGCGATGTTAGCGTCTCCCCGGTCATAACTTCCAACCAGTACCCCAGACTTATACACTTGAGCGGAACCGTTAGCGGCAAACCATACCTCGACGCTTCCAGCGCTACCAACACCCCAGCCAGCCTTTAGAATGATGCTCTTGTCGGTGTCCTTGAGTCCAGGGACGTACAGGCTAAGGTAAGCCGGTTGATTGTTACTCCATGCCGTTGTAAGCGTTGCCCGTTCAGTAACATCCAAGGATTGTAGGTAGTAATCACCCGATGCCCTAATCTGCATCTGCTTCCACTTGGCGGCAGTGGTTAGCGTGTAGTCAGTCTTTTGAAACCGCGCATACGATCCGCTGTAGGTTGTAGACCATGCAGGCGTAACCGGTAGCGGGGCAAGCATCATCGTCAGCGTGGCAGGGTCTTGCCAGATGTTGTTAGAGTTTGTTAGGTCAACCTTGGTACCGTCCAGTGGAGCCATCAAACGACCGAACTGCGGGCGCGGCTCAACTACATCAAACTCGACCTTCAGCGGATGGATGTTAGCCATTAGAACCGCCCCATTATTCCGGGTGTCCCGTTGCGCCGTCCTTCATCTCGAATCAGTCTACGCATCGCTCGTTCAAGGTCTGTACCTGCTGGAATCAAGCCATTACCGAACCGCCCGTAGGAGGCGTTGACGGCTCCAACCTCGGCACCTGTTAGGCCTATGGCACCCATCGCCCCACCGCCTAAAGTTTCACGCCGTAGGTTCAAGGCTTCAGCTGTGTCTTTGGTGTTAGTTGCAATGCGTAGTAGTAAATCGTCAGTTTCACCTGCTGTGGCTTTGGCTGTGTCAGCGATGTTACCGACCGGACCCCTTGGCTTAACTGCTTCCGTGGCCGTCTTTGGCAAGTTGGTATCTTTCATCTTGCCAACAATGTCACCTACGAACTTTTGAGTATCCGTAAAGACTTTCCCAAAGTCTACGCCTTGCATCAAATCAGTAGGCGCACCGATACCATATTCTCGATCTAAAGCAGCTTGACGCTTTGCAAATTCTTCTTGCGTAATGCGTCCGAATAACTTTTGAATATCAAGATTCTGTGATGCGTTGTAATAGCCAAGCATTCCGCCCGGTTTATTTTCAGCCATGTACTTTTGAATGTTGGCAAAGATGTTCTGAAACAACCTGCCTATATTCTCAAACGTAGACTGAAGAATAGTCGGTACCGATGCAATAAAAGCCGCAACGGTAGCAAGTAACTTATCAAGCCCGGATTGCATATCACCACTAGAAAACGCCTTAGCCATGCCGGTCATCGGCAGCATAAAGCGTTCAACCAACATGTCAAGCGCACCACTACTGGTTATCTTGTCGATGAACGTAGAAGCGTACTCGATGAACGGCGTAAGGATGGTAATCAACTTACCGCCGATTATACGCAAAGCACCCTCCCACTTGTCGGTTAGGGTTGCTAGTTTGGTTTCAGTGGTACCTGCCATCTTGTCCATGATGGCTGAGTACTTGGTATCGATGATGCGATTCAATGCATCAAAGGTTTCTCTGGCGCTTGACACCAAAGAGCCACCAGCATCAAACTTGATGCCTTCAGCTGCAAACATTGATTTGGATAAACCAAAGGCTGATAGCTGCTCGATGTCCGGGAAGTTACCACCAGCCAACCGACCGAAAAGGTTTACAAGGCTTTTTAGGTTTTCGTCGCTGGCTCCGAACGCCGCTCCTAAGTTGGCAAGCCGTGGCAGGATCGCTTCCGTCTTTAGTCCGAACGCTTCCAGTTGGGTTGCCGCTGTAGCCAACTGATCAAAGGTGAACGGTGAAGGCTCTGCAACCTTACGAACGGTGTCAAGTACTTCTGCGGCACGTTTACCGCTACCGGTGATAGCGGTAAGCCGTGCGCTCAGTGATTCAAAAGCAACAGCAGAATCAAATGCTGACTTGCCTAGTAATCCAAGACCAACAGCACCGGCGGCAGTAACTGCCGCTAGTCCAGTTCCGACACCCGCTGTAATGGCACTACCGGCAGACTTAGCACTGGTTGCTATTTGATTTAGCCCCGTCTTGGTTTTGTCAAGGGACGCTTGCAGTTGCCCTTGCCCAGTAACGCCAAGCTTGACCACGAGTTCTGCGATTGTCATTATATGCCCCGCATGGCTTTAGCCATCTCTACTTCTTGCTTTTCGAGGTCTTGACCAATCACAGCAACCTCGCATATCTGATCAATCGTCAAGTCTACTTCTGATGGATGCCGGTGTAGGAACTTCACGCAATAATATGCGATAATAGCCCCCGCACCGGTTAGTCGTTTTTTGCTTCGTCTACCTTAGCAACGACATCAGTAATCAGAAACTTATCTACAAACTGCTCGTAGATATGAAAGAACGCAAACCGGTTAGAACGGCTAAGGTCAGCAAGCGCACGGATAGGAGCAACATCGCCGGGGTCATCCATATCTGCCACGTAACACTTAGCAATGATGGACAGGTTGACCAGTAGCCCCTGTGTCATTTCAGGGTAGGAAATCTGCAACGCTTTGAGCGCTGTACCATCCGGGAAGATGTCTGCCGCCTTGGGTTGACGGAAGCGGACAACCGCTCCCTCACCAGCCCACTCGCTCAAGTCAACATCTAGAATCCCGTGATTGGCTTCTGGCTCAACCGCCTTGATGGCCTTGATACCCATTATGCGGATGTCCAAGCGGTAGCAACACCGTTAGCACCAAGCATGATTGTCGCTGTCTCGGATACCGCTTCACCAGCTGCAATGCTGATACCGGTAGCGGTTACAACACCTACAAAAGTCTTTGCGGAAAGAGCGCCTGGAGTAACTACGATCTGGCAGTAATAGCCTTCTTTATTGAAGAAGACCGGGGAACCGTCAGCCTGTTGTGTACCGTCTACCAGCAACTCAATCTCAACCGAGCCGCTTGCTTTGGTAACCTGCATCTTCTTCGTAGTGTCGCAAAGTGCCGACACATCAGCGGTATCTACACTTGTAGATGTACGCACCGACTTGGCCAAACAGGTGTACGTGTTAGCGGTAAATGCTGAAGGCGCACCATCTTGAAAACCACCAAAGGCAATAGTTACGGTACAGTTTTCACCGACCAAACCGAACGATTTTGTAAAAGGCATTGTGTCTACTCCTACTGCTGGGTCAAGCAGCGATAGACCGCTGTCACCCCGTAATCCGTCCTGCCACCATCAGATAATGCGAACGTTTGATCCGTTGACACTCGCCGAACATAAAGCCGTGGAGTGGTGCTGGTCACCGTCTGATTATCCAAAAGTGTATCGATGCGATTCATGATGGTTTGTATTCTCGCCATACTCATCGCTCCGCTTTCAGTATCCCACACAGTTATCCGGTAGTTAGGGTAAGTAAAAACACGAGCGCCGCACATGGTGTCTTCGTCTTCACCGCTGGCACCAGCTCTGCTAAACACAACGTAGGGCACCTGCACCGGTCGGCGTGATACCGGATCAGTCTGTGGCGCTACGGTGTTATAGATGCCCATCTGATAGCCATCAGGCTTATTGTCAACGGCAAGTAAACCCAAGAGCGTAGTATCGCCGCTCAGGGTCTCATAGATCCATTGCTCAATCACTGCCGGTTCAAATGCCATTACTTACCTTTCAAAACCAGACTGAGTGCTTTGATGAATGCTGGCTTGACCTTCATTAGAGCCGGTTCCATGAATGGCCTTGCAGGTACTGTATTACCGCCCTTCGATGTCCATCCAAGTTCTAGGGCAACCGCGTACTTGGCATCTGCTGTAGCATTAGCACCCTTTTTACCAGCGGTGATTTCAGCTTTAGTCTTGCCTATCATCCTATGACCGATGCTATTTGCGAGATTACCTGTGTCGGTGTTTGGCGGAGTGCCGGGTGGACTTGAGTACGTTTTTATATCTTTATTCAAGCCACTGACACGCTCTTTGTATTTACCAGACGATGTCAATATAGAGTCTTTCGCGTTGCCTTCTACTTGTGCCGCCATCGTGCCAACTACCACAGTAATCTTGCCTAGATTCGCCTTGTAGCGGTCTAGGGACGTAGTCTTGAGGGATACTGTTACACTCATGGTGCCAGCACCTGTATCTGTAAAGGCCCAAAGCGGCGTACCGTGGTTGACACCGTGAAGGATATCGTTAGCCGGATGTCTGCCGCTGTGCCGTACGCCGCAGGGTTTAGAACGCTCAGAATGCCTTGTGCGCTGTACTGCTTCGTAAGGGTAACGGATCCGGATGGAAAGGTGTACGTCGAGCCGGTCTGGATGTTGGTGAAGGTTGCTCCAAGTGTACCGGTAGTAATGTCTACAGGGCTTCCAAGCTCGTCCACTAGCCGCACCACGTAGGAGTGCCAGTCTCCGACCCATGCCGATACCTGTAGTACCTGCTGAGGGTCTTCGGTCAAGTCAAAGATTATTGCCATTAGATATCCCTAACATAGATGCGGAGTGGGCCGAACACCTGCGTATCGCTTGCCCCGGTGGTTCGTGTAATCGTAGCCGTGTAAGTCCCCGGTACGTTGGTAACCGTCGTGTCAATCGTAAACGTTGCCCTGCCATCAGCTGCATAAGTTGCCGTACAGGAGTAAGTGTCAACCAGCGTTGCACCACTGTTGTAGACCTTAGCCGTAACCGTTGCGCTCGTGATGTCGATGCCGCTGCCATTGTTGTCTACACACTGGATGTCGATGCCGTGCTGTGCGCCCTTCTGGATGTCCAGCGGATCAGATGCACCCAAGCCGTCAGCCCTAACTTCAAAAGGCCCCATGCGAACCAGAGCGGCAGAGGTTACCGGTGTAACCAACTCCGCGTTCACGTACTGGCCAAAGGTACCCACTGTTGTATGACCTGATCGCGCTTCATCCCAGACCGCATCAGCGATAGCGCCGGTGTTCACGTTTGTATTGACGTACTCGCCAAAGGTTCCAGCCGTTGCGTAGGACGAGCGTACAGCGTTCCATACTGCACCAGCCGTCTGCGCTTCCGTCAAGCCACCACTGCTCAACTTCACCGTCATAACCGCACCGTTAGTACCAGACGCACCACGTACAACAATCGTTACATCGTCAGCACCAGCCGCCAATGCAGCATCAGGAAGGTCTAAGCGATACACGCCCGGCATATTGGTAGCGTCTACCTCCGCAAAGCCACCAGCAGTCCACGCCTGAGCGATTGTACGGGCTACTAGAGGGATAGATACGCTTGCAGTGCGTGTGCGGTTGTAGCGGGCTGTGAGACCGCTTGTGGAGGCTGTTAGACCTGTAGCACCAAGGTAGAGTTCGATGCTTTGTGATGTTGAGCCGGGAGCGATTGTTACGACACCAGCGTTGCGCTCGGTTGGTTGATAGGTTGTGGTGAGTGTTGCAAGAGACCTGTAAGTAATAGCTCCAGCGTCCGGAGAAGTACCGGAATATGTCACACCGAATAAGTCGGTAGTATTTAGTCCAGTCGTACCGAATGAAGTATTAGGGGAGCCTAGATTGGAGCCACCAAATTGTAGACTAGTTAAGCCGTGCAGTAAACCTTGACCAACATCAATACCGGGGATACCAGCGGATGAGTTTGTTGCACCGAATGTAACAGAACCCGTAACTGTACAGTTTAGGACTCTGTTATAAGTAGGAACTATCCTATTACCTGCTGACCTTAATCCAGTATTACAATTTAGAACTAAGTTATTAGTAACGTTTGGTGTAGCAGGTGCATTACATGAATCTTGTATTCCGTAGCGTCCAGCACCTATAACGAGATTATTGTAAAAATTGTATGTTGTCCCATAGACTCCAACGAATTGATTGGTTGCAAGTCCTACTCCGATGCCATCTTGCACTTGCCCTAGGCAAAAGCATTCATAAATATCAGCAAATGCGGCAGTCCCAGAACCTACAGTAGGATATACGTAAATTCCATTGTGGAATCCCACCACAATACAGTTGCGTATTTCGACTTTTGTACCGCTAGAATTTGCAGTAGGTATGGTTATTTGTATCCCAAATCTATTTGATGTCTGCGCTCCAAAAATAACGCATTTTTCAACGATGGTTGATACTGGAGAAGTAATATCTATTCCACCTCCGGTAAAAGCGTAAATCTCAAAACCACTTATCGTCAGGTTATTTGTCGTTCCTGATAGAACAGTGTTTGATGTACCAGCAGATGTATCAGTCGGAGTGTAAATAGACAGACGAACAGGTCCTGCCGATATACCGCTAAATTGTGCGGCTGTTGGGTCAGCCAGCATTTGTGTAGCGGAAGTGTACGCAGTTGCAATCGTGAAGCCTGTAGCAGAACGATAAGTACCCGGAGCAACGTAAACCGTATCACCAGACGTAATACCGGTTGCGCCCATAGCCTTGGTGATGGTCAACCACGCTTGACCGGCAGATGAACCTAAACCTGTGTTTGAGTCATTACCATCGGGTCTAACATAGTAAATCGCCATTATTCAGCGTCTCCTGAAACAATCTGCGTTGCCATAATCACCTGAAATAATGACACGATATTTGACTGGAATACTTCATCCTGAGTAACCCACCACTGATTGACGGATGTTCCATCCACTCCAAAGTCTCCGAGAGGATTGCCGTAGTCATCTTGTATGTCACCGTATACACGCCAATCAGTTGATGGTGCAGGTTCCTTGACGATTTGTATATTTTGTAACGTCATTTGCCCACCTTCAGCGCATTCATGTCCGTACCCTTAAACGGCATCGTCAGGAACGCCAGCACACTAGACACCGCAGCGGAGACACCAGCCGCTACCGCCTTCGACCCGTAGAGTGCCATCACTGCGCCAAGCTCGGCAACATCGTTGGCTTCAGCAGTGCGTACCCCATCACCGAATACGCTTGTGAAGGCAGCCACGAAAGCTACGATCACAACGACCACTAGTCTTTTGATACTGATGCTGTTCATCTTTGTATGATCGCCTCCAGCGCTGAAACTTTGTTTTCCAACTTACCTAATCGCTGTTCGATGCGGCGCACTTCTTGCTGTTGCCCATCGAGCGTCGAGATGATGTGTGCCACCTGAGTCTCCAAGCGCGTCAACCTGACCTGCAATGCCACCCAAGCGGCACCGATTGACATCGTCGTAATGAAGGCTTGTATGCCAATCTGAACCCACATTTCAGCCGTCATGATGTCCGCTCCACCAGCCCTACATGCTGTACCAATAATTCAGTCTGTCCAAAGTCTGTCCCGACAACATCGTAGTATCGGGCATCATCACCCACCCGGTACACCCGGTCTTGCGGCATTACGTCAGCCCCTACAGCAACAATCAAAGTCCACTGCGCAGATGATGCTATGCCACCGCCTACGATTGATTCTGTGTCGCTCTGGTTGGTTAGCCTGGCGTTGTACTCGGCAACCTTGCGCCACGTCTCAGTAGCACCGCCCCTGCCGTCTTCGGTCAAGGTGAAGCGGTGTATCTCTACCCGGTCTTGGCAGAGGTTGCGTACCATGCCGGCTTGTAGGGTAGCGCGGAGGATAGGACTCATGCGAACACCAGAGGGCGGTATCGTTCAGCCATCGAAAGGCAGTGTGCTTTGAGTTGGGAAAGCTTGACATCGCTCGTGCCTTCCTTAGCATCGATGTCGCTAGCACAACGGCTAGCCTTTATCATCCACGCTTGGCGGGTTGATGTCCTGACATCGTAGCGCTCTACATTGATCGGGCCTTGGTCAACCCACATCAGGGTTGGGTCTCCGGTGCCATCTTCCAGCGTGTAGCCCTTGACGTGGTAAGGAGAATAGACCGGGTAGTCGGGTTGTGTCGTGCCTGAAGTACCAGCCACCCTGCACTCATAGACCCTCCCGTTGGGCGTTGTAGGCACTACACGGTCACCGACAGCATAGGTGGTGCTAGCCGTCCAAGTGGTGAACCGTGAGAAAGAATCTAGGATGCTCCCTATCTCGGTGGTGGACATCTGCGGATAACTTTGTGCATCAACAAAAAGTGATACCTGCGCTATCGCTTCGGCTCGTGTCATCATGGTTTCAGTATCCCACACAAAGGAAAAGCCCCCGGCACGTCTGCCGAGGGCTTGAGATACGAACCGCTAGGCTTATGTAGCTGCGGATGCTCCGACGATAAGCGAACCCGGTACACGGCTGGATGCCGTAGCGTTGACGTTACCGATGTCGAAAGCCGAGAATGCGAACCGCTCGGTTGCCTTGAATGCGAGTGCATCTTGATTGAAGTAGAAGTCGCTCGAAACTTCGATCGTAACGCTTCGACGGTCACCAAATGCAGTACCAACGCTCAGGTCACCCAAAAGGATGTATGGCGTGGTTGCAGCAAGGGTCTTAGCCATGTTCTGGACAAAGATTACAGGGTATCCGTAGAGCATAGGGTTAGGGCCGTATGCGCCTTGGATGTCCATAATCGAGTTACCACCGAGCGCATCAAGCAGAGGAGCGATGGCGTTGTACCAAATTTCCTTGTGCATGAACCACTTAGCGTTAGGTGCATACGTTGGGAGCTTGGCAACCATGCCCTTGAGGTTAGCGAGTGTCGGGCTGTACGTGATTGTCTGCCCAGTTGTAAATACCTGCAACGAGGCAATGTTAGCCTTGGTGGCGTTCAGGTTGTAGACAGCATAAAGGATGCCGTCAAGACCAGAAGTAGAATCGACAGCATTGTTGAAAACAACGCGGTCTTCTTCTTTAGCCAAAGCGTACGCCATGTCACGGGCAAGCGTTGCACCAAAGTCGATGATGCTATCTTCAGCCAACTCTTTAGAAACCTGAGTAAGGACAGACGGTTTCTTCGCTACAAGGTTGACCTGTGCAAATACGAGGTCGGATGCCGTGATAGCGGTATTCTCACCCGGGTAGTAGACAGTGGTCGACGTTGTCGCGTTTGGTACATTGAGAACGTCAGAACTCATTGGGTAGATACGGCAGTTTTGACGCGCAATACCGAACTGCTCACGGAGGTAGATGAGGTCACTCGACAGCGGATCTGGAACAGTAAAACCACCAGCGGTTGTCGTGCCTTCAGACTGTGCCTTAAGGTTGTTCTTTACCCACTCGGTAGACTTACGGTTGCCCATGATAGAGCGTCCCCATTGTCCCCAAGCGTAAGCCTTGTAGTTCGCTTCATCACGGGTACCCGGTAAAGGATTCTTGCCAACTCCTCCGGACTTCCATGGCTGCTCATTTGCAACTTCCGTTGCGACAGGGTGACCCTGTCCGAGTGCCTTGATGGTCTCGATGCGCTCTTCAATACCCTTGGCTTCTGCCATCAGGCTTTTGACCTGTGCAAGGTCACCGTTACCGGAAGCGAGCTCCCGCGCGGCAGCAAGCACAGATTCTTTTTGATTCTGTAGTTGTGTCAGATTCATAGTTGTGTTAGCAACTCCAGACGTGCCAGCAGTTCCTGGCGTTCGTCATTGTCATGGGCTTTCGCCTCTACTACGATGACCGGGTTTGCTTCTGGCTGGTCTGCATCCCGCAGAGAATCCCAACACTCAGGAGCAAGTCGCTTTGCAGCTGACCGGCTAAGACCGACTGCATCCCGCAGCCGACGTTCAACACCCCGCAGTGAAGCGGGTTGTACGCTCTTCATACCGTGCATGGCATACAAGCCCTTTGCACGTCGAGCAAATTCATCAATGATGGCATCCGCCATGGCTTGATCGGATACGGCTTCGATGGCTCCGCAGAGCGCATCGTAGTAGGCTTCAAGCCCTTCGTGGATTAGGTCACCTTCAGACTCGTTGAAGACCGATGCGGCGTACTCTTCCGGGGACTGTTCAGGCATTGGAGCCATGACCATCTCTTCTTCTTCCATATCCATCATAGGCTCCATGCCGTAGTACTCCTTCAAGGTCTTGACGCTGTTGCGATACTCGGCTGGTGTCGGTGTAATCGATGCTTCAGCGATAGGCCAGCGGGTGATTTCAGCGGCACCGCCCATACTTTTACGCTCTACCAGATGACCGGCAGCACCGGATGAAAAGCCCATCTTGCCTTGTTTGCAGAGCTTCGCAATCATCGACCCGTATTCATCGGCTAGGTCTAGTTGGGCTTCATACCATAAGCCGGTATCGTCCATCTTGATGAAGCCTGTACCGATAGACTTCTTACCGACAGCGGCATCCATACCGTGGTGGTAGTAGACATTCAAAGGGACTCGCTGCCCCTTGGCAACCGGGAACCCGTAGTCGGTTGATGCGGTGAAGTAATCACCCTCAAGGTCGGCGGTCTTGGTATCACCAAAGCGCACAAGGTAGCCTTTGACGTAGCCTAACCGGTCGCTCTTGATACCGTCTACGGAAGATGTCAGCAAGTCCATACCCTCAGTATCCCACAGTGCATTTTTCATAGGTAGGTCGTTAGATCCGGTTGATAACCCTCTAGGTCTCTAAGCGGCAATACCCGTGTAGTAGGCCCCCAGTCAGCGTTAGGCACCACGGTTGCCATGTCACTGAGCGGCAGCCCCTCAGCGTAAAGGTTGTAGCGGGCGGTGCCTAGTATCTGGTGGGCTTCAACCTGCGTAAGCCCATTCAGAATCTCTTCACCGGTTGCCACCTTAGGGCGGGTATCCGGTATCGATGAATCGCCGGTTATCTCTGCCCATGACAAGGTTTCCGGAATCATCACGCACCGGCAGTTCGGGTGTGAAGGCATGATGGTGTCGGTGGCGTGAAGTGTGCCGGATAGAGCCAAGCAAGCAAGGCATACCCGCGCATCCTGCGTAGCCTGCCGCCGGTATCCGGTTACCGCGCCATTCTCTGTATACAGTTGCCGCTGGGCTTCCCTGGCGCTTCGTATCATCTCAGTGCGCGCTATCGTCTCGGCTCTTTGCCGTCCGATGTCAACCGCCTTGCGTACCCGACGTGCTACCGTGCGCGGACCTTCACCAAGGCTGATACCTTGTACCAAAGCCATCTGCATCGCATCGGTGGTTACTTGGGGGATGGCATCGAATAGGACAGCCAAAGGGCTACCATCGCCTGCGAACCCGACAAAGGCTTGGAGGCTTTCGTCAGGTAGACTTGTCCATGAAGTACCAAGGGTAACGCCTGCGGGCTTTTTACCCGCTGCCGCTTCCACAAGGCGCGGCGTTGCATCATTAGCAAGGATAGCGGCTTGTAGCTGCCCATCTGCGGTTATCGTTGCCCCCT